AAGCGTATAACTTTTAAAGGAACACAAGCAGTTTCAGAAGCTGGTGTTAATGCTGCACAAAACGTATCAGAAAGTTCTAAAATAGGTTTCCCACAAAACATTATAACAATAGCAGCTGCGATAGCACAAGGTATTTCTATTATAGGTTCGGTTAAAAAAGCAGTTTCAAAAACTAAAGCAAAAGCAAGTGGAGCAGTAGCATCAACACCAACTGCACCTACTACACCAAGTACTACTTCTATACCACCAGCATTTAACATTGTAGGTGCAAGTGGTACAAGTCAATTAGCAGAAGCGATAGGAGAACAAGAACAACAACCAGTACAAGCGTATGTGGTAGCAAACGATGTAACAACTGCACAAAGTATGGATAGAAATATAGTTGAGGGTGCTAGTATTGGATAAATGCAAAAAATATTAAAAGATTGATATACTAATATGAAAATAGTTGAACTTATTTTAGACGAAAATAGCGAACTAGGAATAGAAGCTATAAGCGTAGTTGAAAACCCAGCAATAGAAGAAGATTTCATCGCATTAAAAAGCCAAGAAATAAAACTTGCAGAGGTAGACAAAGAAAAGAGAATACTAATGGGTGCTTTATTAGTACCTAACAAGCCTATATACAGACGAAGTGGAGAAGATGAGTACTACATATACTTTTCAAAAGATACGGTAGAGAAAGCATCGCAAAAGTATTTAATGCAAGGCAACCAGAACAACTCAACCTTAGAACACCAATACGAATTAAACGGACTTAGCCTGGTTGAAAGTTGGATTGTAGAAGATAAGGTACACGATAAAAGCGTAAAGTATGGAATGGATTTACCTATTGGAACGTGGATGGGAAGTGTTAAGGTTAATAACGATAAGGTTTGGAATGAGTTTGTTAAGACTGGCAAGGTTAAAGGTTTCAGTATTGAGGGTTACTTTGCAGATAAGATGGAAAGACCTAAAGAAAATATTGAAGAAGAACTTGATGAAGATGAAAAACTTATAAAACAAATCATAGATATACTTGAGAATGGCTTATAAGACCGTTTTAAAAAGGTTAGATTTAGAATCATATAACGATTATCCACAAGGTGCTAGAAACAATGCTAAGAGAGCCTTAAAATGGGTAGAAGAGAATGGATGGGGAAGTTGTGGCGAAGCTACTGGTAAGAAAAGAGCAAACCAAATCGCAAACGGAGAAAAGATAAGCAGAGATACGATAGCAAGAATGGCATCATTTAAAAGACACCAACAACATAAAGACGTACCTTATAGTGAGGGATGTGGTAAGTTGATGTGGGATTCTTGGGGTGGAAGTGCTGGTATTAATTGGGCGATAAGTAAACTTAAAGAAATAGATGGCTAAAGATAAATTTATAACACCAAGTAGAACAAGTCCTAAATCAAGTAGGAGAGGTTGTTTATGCAAGGATAAAAACACATACTCTCGTAAATGTTGCGATGGTAGTTTATGGGCTCAAGGAATAGGTAAAATATAAAAATGCAAATAATTTTTAATAATTGATATATAAGTATGGAAGCAAAAACTATGTTAAATTCTATAAAGCAAGTTCTAGGAATGGAAGTTAAGCTAGAGCAACAAACTTTAGAGAACGGTACTATTATCGAAGCAGAAAGTTTCGAGGTAGGACAAGAAGTATTCATCATTTCAGATGATGAGAAAGTAGCAGTACCAGCTGGAGAATACCAGTTAGAAGATGGTAGAATCTTAGTTGTAAACGAGGGTGGAGAAATAGCAGAAATAGGTGCTAAAGAAGAAGAGGAAGTTGAAGCTAAAGACGAGGAGAAAGACGAAGAGAAACAAGAAATGGGATATGCTACTAAAGAGGAACTAGCAGAGGTTAAAGAAATGATTGAAGAAATCAAAGCTATGTTAGAGCCTAAAGAAGAAATGAGCGAAGAGCCAAAAGAAGAACTATCTGAAGAGGTAGAACAAGTTGAGGTTGTAGCTGAAGAGGTTGTAGAAGAAGTTGTAGAACAAGTTAAAGAAGAACTATCACAACCAGCAGTAGAGCCATTAACACACAATCCAGAAGCTAACGCTAAAAGAAAAGTTGAGTTTAAGTATGCTAAAAATAGAAAAGCATCTGTACTTGATAGAGTTTTAAATAAATTAAATAACTAAAATAAAATAAAATGCCAAATCCAACAATTACTTCTTCATACGCTGGAGAATTCGCTGGGAAGTACTTAGGTGCTGCCCTTTTAAGTGCTTCAACTTTAGATGCTGGAGCAGTAACTATATTGCCTAACATTAAGTTTAAGGCTGCAATGAAAGTAGGTTCTTTCGCTAACTTGGTACGTAGTGCTGATTGTGATTTCGATGATACTACTTCAACAATGACACTAACTGAAAAAGTGTTACAACCTACTGAATTACAAGTAAATTTGCAAATTTGCAAGAAAGAGCTCCACGCAGATTTTGAGGCTGCACAGATGGGATATTCTGCTTTCGATAGCTTACCACCATTATTTTCTGATTTCGTAATCGCTAGAGTAGCTGCTGAAGTTGCTCAAGCTACTGAACAATCTATCTGGGGTGGTTCTGCTGGAGAGGGTAACTTCGATGGTTTTACTACTTTATTAGCTGCTGATGCAGATGTAGTAGATGTAACTGGTACAACGGTAACTGCTGCAAACGTAATCGATGAGTTAGGTAAGATTGTAGATGCTGCTTCAACACAGATTTTAGGTAAAGAAGATTTAACGCTTTATGTATCTAACAACATTGCAAGAGCATACATTCGTGCATTAGGTGGTTTCGCAACTAACGTAGGTGCAAACGGTGTAGATAACAAAGGAACAACTTGGTACAACGGTGGTGCATTAACTTTCGAGGGTATCAATATCTTTGTGGCACAAGGTCTTGGAGATAACAAGGCAGTATTAGCACAACAATCTAACTTATTCTTCGGAACTGGTTTACTAGATGATAGAAACGTTGTTAAAGTTCTTGATATGGGCGATTTAGATGGCTCTGATAACGTAAGAATCGTAATGCGTTATACTGCTGGTGTTCAAACTGGAATCGGTGGAGATATCGTTTATTACACTGCTTAATAATTAATTAACTAATGTAGAAAAGGGTGGGCATAACTGCCTACCTTTTTTTATTTAAAACCTAAAAATATATGTCTTGTGCAATCACAAAAGGAAGAAGTTTACCTTGTAAGAGTTCGGTAGGTGGTCTTAAAAATGTTTTCATTTTAGATTACTCTACTGCTATTGCAGCGTTAACTGATTCTGCTGGAACAATAACGTTACCAAGCGATGGTAGTGCCGAATTTTTCAAATACGAAATAAAAGGTAACTCAAGTTTGGAAACTGCCGTAAACTCATCGAGAGAGAACGGTACAACTTTTTATGAAACTACATTGAATGTTACATTAACAACTATTGATGTAGCAACTCAAGAGGAAATCAAATTATTAAATAGAGGTAGAGCCCACTATGTAGTAGAAGATTACAACGGTAACTATTTCTTAATCGGTAAAGAACACGGTGCTGAAATTACTGGTGGTACAATCGTAAGTGGTGCTGCTATGGGGGATTTAAGTGGGTTTACACTTGTAGCTACTGCTCAAGAAACTGCACCACCTTTCTTCGCAACTGCACCAGATGAAAGTGCAACAACGCCAATAGACCCTAACGCTTAATGGTTATTAGTTTGGTTTGATTAATTAAGGCTACTCTTTATGGGTAGCTTTTTTTTTGTTATCTATACAAAAAACAAAAATACATTGATATATTAGTATGAAGATAGTAACACCAACTGGAGATAATATTTTTTATGTTATACCTAGAACTTTTGTTCAATCAACGGTAGATATAATTATAACTAACGAAACTACCAATACTCAAGTATCATCAAGTATAGATACAACTATTAGTGGTAATTATATAACTTTTAGATTGACTAATATTGGAATAAGAGTACCAGAGAACAATTATGGCACGATAGAATTAAGATACAATTCAGAAACAATATATAAGGATAAGTTTTTTGTTACTTCACAGAGTATAGACCAAACTAACAACGAATATTTTAACGGTAACTTAAACCAATATACAACCGAAGATAGTTACGATAACGATTACATTATAATATGAACGATTTAAGAATAGTAAACCTATCAACTTATACAAGTCCAGTAATTAGCGAAAAGACCAATCAAGATTTCGTTAGCTACGGAGAAGATAATAACTATTTTCAGTATTTGATAGATAGATACAATGGTAGCCCTACAAATAACGCTATTATAAACGGTGTTAGCGAGATGATTTACGGTAGAGGGTTAGATGCTACCAATTCAAATAAAAAGCCAGAGCAATACGCTCAAATGATTTCTTTATTTCATAAGGATTGCGTTAGAAAGTTGTGTTTTGATTTAAAGTTAATGGGTGCTTGTGCTATGCAAGTTATATACTCTAAGGATAGGAGTAAGGTTGCACAAGTAGAGCATATGCCAGTAGAAACATTAAGGGCAGAAAAGTGTAACGATAAAGGCGAAATAGAAGCGTATTACTACCACCCAGATTGGGCAAATTATAAACGTAACGATGTACTAACTAGAATACCAGTATTTGGTACAAGTAAAGAAAACATAGAAATAATATATGTAAAGCCTTATCGTGCTGGTTACAAGTATTATTCTAGTGTAGACTATCAAGGTGGATTACAATACGCAGAATTAGAAGAAGAAATAAGCAACTACCACTTAAACAACATTATGAACGGATTAGCACCTAGTATGTTAATCAACTTTAATAATGGAACACCAAACCCAGAGGAAAGACAAATGATAGAACAAAGAATCTATCAAAAGTTTAGTGGTAGTAGTAACGCTGGTAAGTTTATCCTAGCATTTAACGATAATTCAGAAAGTGCTGCAAGTATAGAGCCAGTACAACTAAGCGAAGCACACCAACAATACCAATTCTTATCAGATGAAAGTTCTAAAAAGATAATGGTAGCACATAGGGTAGTAAGTCCTATGTTATTAGGTATAAAAGACAATACTGGTTTAGGTAACAATGCAGACGAGTTAAAGACTGCTAGTATATTAATGGATAATATGGTTATTAGACCGTTTCAGACGCTTTTAATAGATGCGTTTGATTCTATACTAGCTTACAACTCAATCAGCCTTAATTTATACTTTAAAACGCTTCAACCTTTAGAATTTACAGACTTAGAAAACGTAGAGGATGAAGAAACTAAGGAAGAAGAAACTGGTGTTAAGTTATCTAACGAGCCAGAGGGATTTGATGATGATGAAATGTTAAACATATTAGAGGGAGAGCCAATAAGTGAAGAATGGGAACTTGTAGAAAAAAGGGAATATTCAGAAGATAACGAAAGTGTAGAGGATTGGGCAAATAGATTAATTAAAGAAAAGAAAACTAGCTTAGAAAAGTTAGCAGATTTTATTAAATCTAAACCTAGTGCTAAAAGTAGTTTAGATAAGTCTTATTATAAGGTACGTTATGAGTATGCTGAAAAGTATAGTAGTGGTAATTCTAGGAAGTTCTGCAAGAGTATGATGAGTAGAACTGGCAGAGGTGTTGTTTACCGTAAGGAAGATATAGACCAGGCTAGTTTTCAAGGTGTAAATAAATCATTCGGGCATAAAGGACAAAACTACTCACTTTTTAAATTTAAAGGTGGGGTTAATTGTGGGCATTTTTGGAATGAAAACCTTTACAGATTAAAGAAGAAAACCGATGGTACTTATAGAGAGGATAAATCATTAGCAAGTAGCGAAGAGGTAAACAAGATACCTAAAAGCTACATACCTAAAGGAGAGGAATATAATAAGTCTAGGATAGCACCAAAGGATATGCCAAATAACGGACACCACCCAAATTACAAAGGATAAGATATGGCTACTGCATTATTTATAAAAAGAGAGGATATAGTAAGAAATACTATTATTGATGGAAACGTAGACATTGATAAGTATATACAATTTATTAAGATTGCTCAAGAAATACATATAAGAAACTATTTAGGTACGGACTTATACAACAGAATAAGCGATGATATTATAAATGGTACTTTAACTGGCGATTATTTAACATTGGTAAACACTTATATACAACCTATGTTAATCCATTATGCAATGATGGACTATTTACCTTTCGCTGCGTATCAAGTAAAGAACGGTGGAGTATTTAAGCATACTAGCGAGAATGCACAGAACGTAGACAAGAACGAGGTAGATTATTTAGTAGCAAAAGAAAGAGAATTTGCACAATATTATACAACTAGGTTTGTAGACTATATTTGTTTTAACGATAATTTATTTCCAGAGTATAATTCAAATAGTAACGATGACATTAACCCAGACACAGATACAACGTTCAACGGATGGGTTTTATAAGCCTAAAAAGAAGAACGTAGTTAA